ACCTTCAATGGTTCTGCCGATTTTGGCAAACGTGTAACATGTACCGTTTCACGTAATGGTGACCTTATGCACAAGGTTTATCTTCAAGTTACTGTACCAGCCGCCGACAAACCAACTGACCCCAATGACGGTAGATCATACGTCAGAAACCTTGGTCAAGCTCTTGTCAAATTCGCTGAAGTCGAAATTGGTGGACAACGCATTGACAAGCACTACGGTGATTGGATGCACATCTGGAACGAGCTTTCGCAAGAAGACGGAAAGAAGGCTGGTTACGGTCTCATGACTGGTTCCAGCTTCGACTCGAGCGGCGTTGGTATAAGTGATGAAACCGACCTTTACATTCCTCTTGAATTTTGGTTCTGCCGCAACCCAGGACTTGCTCTTCCTCTTATTGCTCTCCAATACCACGAGGTCAAGATCAACATTGAATTCCGTGCTCTTTCGGAACTCACTAACGCAACTGGTCTTTCACTTTCGGCTGCGTCGCTTTATGTAGACTACATCTACCTTGACACCGATGAACGCCGCAGATTTGCTCAAGTTTCCCACGAATACCTTATTGAACAAGTCCAATTCACTGGTGATGAATCAGTATCGAGCCTCAGCAACAAGATTAAGCTCAATTTCAATCACCCATGTAAGGAACTTGTGTGGGTTGTCCAAAGAGATGATGTTTTCGATACTCTTACCGGTGCCTCGGACAGATTTGATTACACCGATTCAGCTGGTGCAAATCCTGTCTTAATTGCCAAGCTCCAACTCAATGGTCACGACAGATTCTCGGAGCGCATGGGTCGTTACTTCAATCTTGTCCAACCTTACCAACACCACACCAATGTCCCCAAGACTGGTATCAACGTTTACTCGTTTGGTCTTAAGCCTGAGGAACACCAACCATCTGGTACATGCAACATGTCCCGCATCGACAATGCCACTCTTCAACTTACCCTCACCGCCGCCAGTGTATCGTCGACCGTAGATGCCAAGGTTCGTGTATACGCTACCAATTACAACGTCCTCCGCATCATGAGTGGTATGGGTGGTCTTGCTTACAGCAATTAAGTCTACACTCGCAGCTTAGTGTAAAACTTAAAATAATTTTATAAAAATGTATAAAACAAAAAAAAACAAAAAACTTAAAAAACAAAAACTAAAAACGATGCGCCGCCCCGCATTCATGAAGGGTGTGTTCTGCGCCAGCCCGTCTGAATGCTTGTGCAATATGTACAAAAATACATTTTCCAATGTGTACAAATTTCGAATGTTTTAAACGCTATATTTTTTTCTAGTATAGATTTATACAATGGGAGGAGGATTAATGCAACTTGTAGCTTATGGTGCCCAAGATATTTACCTTACTGGTAACCCACAAATTACTTTTTTCAAAGTAGTTTACCGTCGTCACACAAATTTCTCAATGGAAGCCATTGAGCAAACCTTCAATGGTTCAGCCGATTTCGGCAAACGTGTAACATGCACTGTTTCACGTAACGGTGACCTTATGCACAAGGTCTACCTTCAAGTTACTGTACCTGCCCTCGCCGGCGTCGAAATTTGGGGAAAGAATCTTGGACAAGCTCTTATCAAATACGCTGAAGTTGAAATTGGTGGACAACGCATTGACAAACACTACGGTGATTGGATGCACATCTGGAACGAGCTTTCGCAAGAAGCTGGAAAGAAGGATGGTTACGACGAAATGACTGGTGCGGACATGGCCGCAGCATCAGCCGAGACCGATCTTTACATCCCTCTCGAATTCTGGTTTTGCCGCAATCCTGGACTTGCTCTTCCTCTTATTGCTCTCCAATACCACGAGGTCAAGATCAACATTGAATTCCGTGCTCTTTCGGAACTCACCGCCGCAACCCAGAAGTCGCTTTCAGCCGCTTCGCTTTATGTAGACTACATCTACCTTGACACTGATGAACGCCGCAGATTTGCCCAAGTCTCGCACGAATACCTTATTGAACAAGTCCAATTCACTGGTGATGAATCAGTATCGAGCATCAGCAACAAGATCAAGCTCAATTTCAATCACCCATGTAAGGAACTTGTATGGGTTGTCCAAAGAGATGCTGCTGTTGCCGCCGCGAACAGATTCGATTACACTGATACCGACGCAGTAAACCCCGTCTTAATTGCCAAGCTCCAACTCAATGGCCACGACAGATTCTCGGAGCGCATGGGTCGTTACTTCAATCTTGTCCAACCTTACCAACACCACACCAACGTTCCTAAGGCTGGTATCAATGTTTACTCGTTTGGCCTCAAGCCCGAGGAACACCAACCTTCTGGAACATGCAACATGTCTCGTATTGATAACGCGACTCTTCAACTCACTCTTACAGCGAACACAGTCGCTGGTGGTGACGCCAAGGTTCGTGTATACGCCACCAATTACAATGTTCTCCGTATCATGAGCGGTATGGGCGGTCTCGCTTACAGCAATTAAGTCTAACATAGTCTTAATCGTATTCTTTAAGAATACTGGTAACCACAAAATCATAAAAATTTAAAAACTTAAAAAAACTTAAAAAAAACTTAAAAAACTAAAAAATTTTTTTCGCCTCGCGGCGCGCACGCTCGCCGGCTGTTGCGCGTTACATCCAATACGGCTTGGCATTTTTATGACATTCACAAAATAACATGAAAGTCTTTTTTTTACATCGTCTTCCAGAATTTGTTTTTGCACAACATTGTTGTTTTGGCGCTGCATATACTTTTTTTTTTCTTGATGCATGGAATAGACGCGTGATTCTTTGAGCATTTGCTCTGTTATCATAAATTAGGTCACCAATTGCCTCATCTTTATAATACAATTTACTATAATACTTGATAGAATTTGCAGAATATACTGTTGTTGGCATAAATGTTTTCATGTATTTGCGAAGAGTGTTATTCAATTTTGTTTCTCTCTTTTTACAAAGAAATGTTTTGCTTAATGATGTATTTTCCAAATAATCAAACACGATGTCAAGCATTTCATTTGGAATATCTTTTGCCAAAGACATTTTATTTTTTGTTTAGTACTAGAAAGTGTAAGTATGTTTATAATTAAATTACAAGGAATATTATGTTCATTTTTTTATAAAAGTTTTTTGCAACAAATTATATTCCAATCTTTAAAGTGTTTTAAATTATATTTAAAATACGTAAAAAATATAACATTAAAAGATTTATTTAAATGATAAAATGTATGCAATCAATCTAGAAAGAAGAAAAGATAGATTAGAATCATTTCTTAAAAGGTTTCCATTAAATAAACAAAGTTTAAAAATATTTCCTGCAATAGATGGTGCATCTATTGAGACACCTACTTATTTTGAAAAACTTTCATCAGGAGAAGTTGGTTGTTTTTTGAGTCATAAATCATTATGGGAAATGGCTTTGAATAAATTAGATTCGGATTATTGTGTTATTTTTGAAGACGATGCCAAATTTTCAAAAAATTTTTCAGAAAAAATGAAAGAACATTTAAAAACCCTAAAATGTTTAGATTTTGATAGTATATTATATATTGGAGGTCGATTTACAGAAGATTATAAAATGAAAAATTGTGTTAAAGTAAATGAAAATATGGTGAAATATGATTATGATACAATTTGGAATAATATGGATTGTGATAGAACGGCTCATGCTTATATAATTAGCAAAAAATGTTGTGAATTACTTTTGAATGAATTCAATAAAAGAAAAGAAATTCCCAATTATGTATTTCCACCTATTGATCATTATATGTTAATAATATTGAGGCTAAATAACAAAGAGATTTACCATAGTTATCCTCTTATATGTTATAGTGAAATAGATTCAGAATCAGATATAGGCCTGGCGCGCCGCCGCAGCGTGTGCTCTGATTATGATTTTTGGCATTTTTGTAATGCGATTAGATAATTAAAAAATAATATTTTGTTTTTGATATGGATAAAAAAAGACCTTCCTGGGACGAATATTTCAAGGAAATTGTCCAAGTTACTGCGAAACGTTCTCCTTGTGAACGTTTAAAGGTTGGATGTTTATTGGTGAAGGATAATCGTATTATTGCTCAAGGATATAATGGATTTTTACCCGGTTGTAGTCACAAATCAATTGTAGTTGATGATCATGAGCAAGCTACAGTACATGCAGAGCAAAATGCTATTTGTGATTGTGCCAAACGCGGTGCAAGTTGTAATGACTCAATTGCCTATATAACCCATTATCCTTGTATTAATTGTACAAAAATTTTATGTGCTTCGGGTATAAAAAAAATAAAATTCTTAAATGATTATAGAAATAACGAAGTAGTTAATTCAATTGCTTGTGAATCGAATGTAATTATACAAAAAATATAGAATGTAGTATTCTATATGGTTGGCGAGAATAGGATATATTTTTTATGTGGAAATGCGAGAACTTTTTAAGTTGTTTTTGTGCCATTGGGGCACGGCGCGATAATTAAAAAATTTTATAATAATACGTATATTCATATTTATATATATTACGTATATTATCTATATTTTCTTTAGTAATTGTATTCCTAATTTTAAATGAATCATATTCTCTACTATTAAGCTTACAATTAATATCAAAACAAATATCATAACTATCAAGAAATTTCTTTAATTCATTCAGATTTTCTAATTTAAATATGGATATATCAAATCGTTTATCTAAAATTTCAGTATAATCAATTATTGGCATTGGATGTGTGCATAAATTAGCAGATTTTTCTAATCCAATAGATAAATAATCATTTATTGTATAGTTATATTTTCCATTATATGTATAATTGAATTCTTTTGAAAAATCCAATAGTGCGTTTTTTGTATTTATCTCCCCTGGACCGCAATAAAAAGCATGCCAATCCTTATCGAATTTACAATAATTAAAGTTACTTATTAATCTATCTATCGGTTCTCTTATTACAGTAAAGTATTTATAATCATATGGATTTTTTCCAATAACTGTCATAAATTTTACTATTGTTTTCATGCATGCATGCATCCAATTACCATTATATTTTTCTATAGCGGTTTCTATCGCGCGGCCGTGGCCACGGCCACGGCCACGGCATGATGCGCGAAGGCGTGGCTCGCCAATAAAATTAATAAAACCATGTCTTTTTAATGCTGCTAATAAAGTTTGAGAACCACATTTAGGATTACATAAATAAATCAGTTTTTTTTTCTCGTGTATCCACATAGTAAAATTAAATTTAAATACAAATAGGTGATTTTAAAATAAAAAGAATCTAGATTTAATCTAAGTAGATGAATAGGATATATTTTTTATGTGGAAATGCGAGAACTTTTTTAAGTTGTTTTGATTCTGCATATGAGAATATTATAAGTAAATTGTTCGAAAATAATAATAAACAAAATACTCATATTTTGTTTTATTTAAAATGCGACGATCCTGGTCCGAGGGGTGTTCAATATTGGGATTTTGAATATGACCTTATTGATAAAAACAAATTAAAACAAGAAATAGAGCGTTATGAGAAAAAATATAAAAACATTACTTTTCATTCAAAATTATTAGATACAAATGAAATTGGTGATAATGAATTATTAAATCAAGTAAAAGATAGGTCTAAATATGTTGAAGGTTTTGAAAGAGATAAAATATTTTTGAGAGCATTACACTTTAACTATAATATAGAACAATGTGGTAAAATAATAGAGGAAATACAAAAAAAAAATAATATTGAATTTGATTTTTTTATATTTATACGACCAGATCTGTTTTTTAGCAAATGTTGTTCTAATATAGATAATTACAATAAAAACAAAGTTATATGTTCTCGTTATGCTCCATTTGCACCAAATGAAAAACATGCCACACCACTTTATGCAGGATGTGACCTGCTTGCAATAATTCCAAAGAAGTATAAAGATGCGTTTTTTTTTGAAAGAATGCGATTAATAAGAACAAATACTGAGCATGTTTTCAAATCTGCGGAACCACTATATTTGCATACGCTTGACTCATATCAACTAATACAAATAGGTGATTTTAAAATAAAAAGAATCTAGATTTAATCTAAGTAGATGAATAGAATATATTTTTTGTGTGGAAATGCGAGAACTTTTTTAAGTTGTTTTGATTCTGTATATGAGAATATTATAAGTAAATTGTTCGAAAATAATAATAAACAAAATACTCATATTTTGTTTTATTTAAAATGCGATGACCCGGGTCCAAAAGGACAAGAATATTGGGATTTTGAATATGAACCAATTGATGCACAGAAATTAAAACAAGAAATAGAGTGTTATGAGAAAAAATATAAAAATATCACTTTTTATTCGAAACTGTTAGATACAAATGAAATAGAAGATTCTAAATTAATAGGCCAAGTAAAAGATAGAACAAAATATGTGGAGTTTTTAAATGATGATAAAAAATTATTGAGAGCATTGCATTTTCATTACAATATAGAACAATGTGGTAAAATAATTGAAGAAATACAATTAGAAAATAATATTGAATTTGATTATTTCATATTTATAAGGCCTGACTTATGTTTCACTAAACCCTGCTCAAATATATATAGTTACAATGCAAACAAAATCACTTGTTCAAATTATCCGCCTTTCGGAAGTCATGGGGCTGGTTATATACTAATAGATCATATTTCAATAATACCTAAGAAATATATGCATGATTTTTTTTATTCCAAATTGCATCTAATTAAGAATAATATTACATATGAATTTAAAAGCAGTGAAGAAATATATACTCACTGCATAAGAGATAAATATGAAATAAAGCAAATTGGTGATTTTAGTATACTTCGCGCCCAGCGTTTTTAATATAACATTCATTTACTTAAAAATAGTAATTAAACAGAAATGTCTCAAATTTGCCCAGTATGCTTCATAACTTCTGACGAAGAAGAAGGAAAAAATCTAATTTTCATTATTCATTCATGCAAACATGCTATTTGTGAAGAATGTTTTTTACAATGGCATATACTAAAACGTAATAATAATTGTGTAATTTGTAGGCAAACTGTATTAACAATTCCTCGTCGCCGCGTGCGACGCCGACCGCGACGTCGCAGGGGGTTGGGCCCGCTGCCTAATCGTTGTTGCGTACTGTTGTTCTTTATAGTTCTTATTTTATTAAGTGTGTTTTTTTTAAGACAGCGCCGCGTTATTTTAACAATAATGGTTATAATATGTTCAGTTGGAATCTTTATTAGTCTTGTAACAATAGACAATTATATTGTGACAGAGGCCCGCTTCGGGCGCCTCGGCGCGGTGGCGCGCCGCCCGCGGGGGGTCCAACATGCAATGCGCTAGGGCAGGAGAATCTTTTATAATAAGTTTTCATCTATTTTGTCTTCAATAACTTCTGGTAAAACAATTTTATTTTTATTATAATGTTTTGACCAATGAGATGGAATATTTTTGCGCCGTTTTATTAATTTATACATTTTTCTTCTGTCTTCTTTTTCTCCTTCTTCATCATTTTTTTCTACTTCTTTTAATAAATGCGCGAAGACGTCCTCGTGGTGCACCTCGAAAAATTCAGAAATTATTTTCAATGATTCAATAGCTATTTCCTTATAAAATTTAATAGATTCAATTATGTGTTCTGTTTCTATTTGTTCATAATAACTAATAAAAGGATTTTCGGAAATCGTATTATACAAAGATAACTCATAGTTTTCTTTTTTATAAATTTGTGTAAAGATTGAATTCAGTTTTTTAATACATATTTTTGTTGTTACGAGTGGCGCCTGAGGCAGGTTTAGAATATAAAAATAATATTCAATAAAAAATATTTGGCTTTTTAATAATGCAATTAATACGAGTTCGGGTGTCGCGGTTTCCGAGATAGCTGCAGTGCATGCTTGCCTTATTTCTACTATAGAATCACTATCTCCGTAATGAATATGGTCTTGCAAAAGCTCTAATAATTCTATTAGATTAACCATTGTTTCTAACGTTCCATGATCTATCCAGGTACCCAACCAATCATTTAATATGCCATGTGGTCGATGCAGTGGAACATATTTTTTTTTGAAAAATTTATACTTTTCCATAGCATAATCCCAAATATCATTATCAACATTTTTGGGTATTAACTTATTAACTGCCAACAGTTTACCATATTTATTATATCTTTTTCTTGTTTTAGACAATTCATTATTTAAAAATTCAAGCTCATAGTCTTTTTTGTTAGAAGAAAATATTTGACCGCCACCGTCAGTTCTATGATATATTTCATCATCCAGTTCTTGTATTTCTTTTAGAGTTTTATTGTATGCTCCACCGTCCACCCTAGGTGTGCGTTCTCGCGGAGCATTGTTCTTAAGGCGCTGAACGCGCGCCTTCGCCTGGTCAAACTGCGCAACCGCCTGCTGCAACTGCGCATTCGCCTGGTCAAACTGCGCAAACGCCTGCTGCATCGTATTTACCACATTTAAGAGGCGCGCGTGCGCCTGCTCAAACTGCGGCATCGCCTGTCGCGTCTCCTCCTCAGACGCCCCCCGCCGCTGCACCACCGCCTTCGCCTGCTCAAACTGCGCCCTCGCGTCGTCGGCGTCGCGTTGCCGCTGCTTAAGCTGCGCCTCCGCCTGCCGAAGCGCCTCCGCCGCCTGCTCGAGGCGGCGGGCCTCCTCCGCCAACTGCCGCTCCCGCAGACGTATCTCATACTCCAGCGCACTTCGGCGACTTCGCGCCGCCCGCGCCGCCTCCCGCCGCTCCTCTGCCTCCGCCCGTCGCGTCGACGCCCGCCACCGCTCCTCCGCCTCATCCGCCCGCCGCTGCACCTCCGCCTCCGCCTCCTCCGCCTCCCGCAGCTCCTCCGCCTCCCGCCGACGCTCCTCCGCCTCCCGCCGATGCTCATCAGCCTCCGCTCGACGCCGGGCGTCGGCGAGGCGCTGCGCCTCTTTTTTTAGATTTTTCTTGTCCGTTATTCTGCGACGTACATTTTCATCCCTTTCATTTGACTTCCTTATCATTTCAGCTCTTTCTTCTTCTTCAAGCTTTTTTTTAGCTGCAGCTAAAGCTTTTTCATCTTCTGTATCCTCGGACTCCTCGACACCTTTGGACTCCTCGACGCCTTTGGACTCCTCGACGCCTTTGGACTCCTTGGTCGGGGCGTCGTCTTTATCCGGAGGATTGATGTCCAAGGCGTCGACGAGGGCCACCAGATCGTCGAAATTGTCATGTATATATTCTTGTTTTTTGGCCTCCACTTCCTTTTTGCTATCGTTCCATTTCAATTTGGTTGGCGAACGGGTTGACGGACTGATTGGAGAATTGGTTCGTGAGCTGGTTGGGGAGCCGGTCCGATAAGTCGTCGAATGGTCTTGTTTCAGAGTTGGTGATTTTCTTTGAGGTTGGGGTGTAGTATATTGATTGGCGACCATATGTTCTATTAGATCAGGTCTTTTTTCCAATATCACCTCCTGGAGCCAGTCTTTTACTTTCTTTTTATGTACATCAAATCCTTTGTTACCTGGTTTGCTTGATGATGTTATAACAAAGGCATTTTCATATGGTATGTCTGGTTGATCTTGAATATAAACCGTAACTATATATTTATTGTGGTTTTTATTTGGTCCCCTATCATCTTCAATTTTAACATCCAAAATAATACTCCCATCAAACATATCTTTAAGTATTTCTGGGAAGTCCTTTTTTATTTTTTTCTTAAGTTCTTCGGTAGACATGCCACCAAGCATTTTACTAATTCTCTTTTCTAAATCATGCGGAAGAGAATTTAATATTGAATCCTCATTCTTAGCTTCTTCAGCAAGATAACTAGCTGTTATACCTGCTTGACCCCTTTCTGCAAGATAAGCTTGAGCTTTTTCTCTGTGAAACTCATGAAAAGCATTTAATGCGACTGGTTCATAAGCCCACAGATCATGGTCATCGACTTCCTCAAGAATATTACGCGGCATTTCAAAACGGTGCTCCGCCTCGCCGACGGTCATTACTGCTCGGACACTATTGCGCTCTATTTGAGTGATGCGGAGCCTTTCCACTAAATCACCACCTGGGATGATTTCTCCTAATCTATTGATTCTGTCTAATTCTACCCTATTTTTCTTGTTTTCTGCCAATTCATATGCAGTTTGTCCAGCAGGATGATAATCATCAGTTTTTATATTTTCATCTGCTCCAGCTCTTAATAATATACCAACAGCCCCTCCGTGATTTTGTTCTGCTGCCAAATGAAGTGCCGTTTTTCCACTATTATCTGTTTCATTTATATTTATCCCTTTTTCTATTAAAAGTTTTATAATTCGTTCTACATTATCTGGATCAAAACTCTCTTCTTCATCATCAAAAATGCTATGAAGAGCATTGCGCTCATCTATATTTGTTATATTTATATCAATATTTTCACTTTCTAATAATTTTTTAACTACTTCTAAATATCCTCTTGTGGCTGCCCAATGAAGTGCTGTTTCACCACCTCTATCTTGTAAATTCGGATCTGCATTATTAGTTAATAATAAATCAACCATTTCTATATTTGGCTCACCCCAGCCTTTGGCTACACTAATAAGAGGGGAAATACTACGATGATTTGTTACATTTACATTAGCACCAGATTCAATAGCTACTCTCATTTTTTCTAAATTTTTAGATGCTGCTGCGTCTAAAAGATCACCATCCGCGGATGCACCTCCAAAACGCCTGTAAGGCATGCGCTTTTTGTGCTTCTTGCCTGCGCCACCCCGCGACATGCGGCGCCGCATCGACGCCTCCAGGATTTCGGCGCCGTCATCAGACGTCAAGAGGGGAAAGTCCTCTTCCTGTACCTTCTCCTCATCCTCCCAGTCTAAAAGTCCTTCTTTATCTTCTATTTCACGCTCTTGTTCCCTTATTTTTTTATATAATTCCATATC